TAGACCATGTTTGGTGGCAATGGAGTTACAGTTTCAGCCGGCTCGAATTGGATGTCAACCGCCTCTCGAGCCATCTTGATTGTTTTATAACTTACTACACTATCAAGAATTTTTATTGTACAGTTACCGTTCTCTTTTACTTCAAGTTGACCAATCTTGCGATTATCCTTCTTGAGTATCCAGTACTGGTTCTCCACTACGGGTTTGGCTAATATCATCTAATACTCCTTTGTATGTTTCGTTCATCCAGCGACTAACTTGATCTGCACTGTCGCTGAGTTTGGTCAGTTCGTACTTGCCACAGAACTTTAGGAAGTGTGCGCCTACCATGCCAACATCCTTGTGCGAGATTTGTTCACGAATGCAACCATCCACAACTGCTTTAACATTGTCGGGCTGTGCCGTAAGGTCAATCAAGGTACAATTACGTTCATAGTCATCCAGCACACGATGCTCGGCGCCATTGTGGTCGGTCCAACGTTGCAACATCAGATTGTTCCAATTGTATCCGCGCTTGTCTCTGTCTCCAAAGGCCTCACGGAGACCAACTTTATTCTTTGTGCCTTTCTCACGTACTCCAGGATACGCACTAAATACGTTGTCCGAGGTGTCGCCACGCATGCACTTCTCAAATAGCAACCAGGCTGGATCCGGGATCGTTTTTGGCTGTTTAGTTTTCTTATCATTGACACGGTTACCTTTAGCATCGAATATGCCCTCCAAGGTTAAAAGTTCATCTGTAATACCATTATATTGATTAACGTTGGCGGCCAGCAACTGCACGAAATCAGTGTCTGAACTTACAACGGTGTGTTCATCTTGGGGGTGTAAAGAGATCCAACGTGCTATGATGTCATCTGCTTCAGCAGTGGCACAACGGATCACACTACAATTTGTTTTTGTAGCCAAATATTTAGTCAGTTCGTCATACGTCTCCCAAAACAGTCGGTCTTCTTCTGCTTCAGTTTCGGTCATTGCCCCACGTGCCACAGCACGGTTTTTCTTGTAGGGCTCGTAGAAGTCCTTGCGCCACGAACGTCCTTCCAGTGCGAAAACCACATGATCTGCTTGAAAACGCTTGGCCACTTTGTTAGCGGCCATTATGGTAACATGTAGGGCAAAGCCCAGTTTAGTCCATGTGTCACTGGCACGGTGTGCTGAGTGCCGGGCACGGAAAAACATGTTGGCTGTATCAATCAGTAGGTATTTCATTAGTCACAATCAAGTTGTTATCGTAAATATATTGTAACACATGTTCAGCCCAAAGTCTATGACTTCGGGCATCAAAATGGTAACTTGCGGCATTTGCATAGGTACCTCCGTTGTTTTTTAGCCAATTATGGTAGGATTCTTCCCGGACATACGGGTGCATGTATTCCTTGCCCCAATCTTGGCGATTTTGGATATCACTGAATGTACTGTGCGCACTGAAGAACAAATGACGTATGCCCAGGGCGTTGAGATACAGATGCATGGCCCAAATTTTGTCATGTGCTTGTGGGGTCTTGACTGCCCAATCTATGTTTACGACATAATTTTTGTAACGTTCTTGTAACTCATCTGGCACACTATCTATACCTGATGCATTGACTTGATACCAGGTACCTTCATGAAACCACTCTTCTCGTTCCCAGGTGGTCCATTGTAGGATCATAAATGCATCTGCTAGTTTGTCTGGGTGGCGCTCAATCCAATCCTTTGTGGTTCGTATAACACGATCATTGCTACCACCTGAACTTGCTTCACAAACTAATTCTGCACCTAGTGCATCCGCAATATGTTGACCATAACTGACTGCTAGATTAGCAGGATGGGGTTCGGTACCCATCTTCCACAATTGGCCGTCATCGCAAGCCCAAGCGTGAGGAACTGCGGCTTCTGCGGCCGCAGAGTGACTGCACCCATTCACATACAAGATCATTTTTGTAGTAATACTTTTTCAGTCTCTGCGGCAACTACACGTTTGCGCAGACTTGAACTGGAGAACGAGTGATCTCTGCCGTTGAACACTAGTTCAATGCCACGCATTCCACATTCCTCATAGCCAGAGAAGTTTTTGTGTTGATATTCCACACCCAGCACACGAACATCAACTGGCAGGATCAGCAAAAGGTCCACAAGATCTTGTTCGGTTTGATACACAACAACTTCATCAACATAACGGCATGCGGCCAACTGTATTTGTCGCTCCACAATACTTTGTATAGGGCGATTTTTAGTTTCAGGTCTATCGATAGTCGGGTCTGTTTGCAACCCGCAGATCAGGTAGTCACAGTGATTCTTGGCCTCGCTGAGCATAGCAATGTGGCCCGCGTGGAGCATGTCAAAGGTTGAGAAAGTGATGCCAATCTTTTTTCCTTCTTGCTTGAGTTGTTTGATATGGTTAAAAATCATTTTTAATCTTTTCTAATAAAAACATTGAAAATTTTTCGTGACCGTTTTCTGATAAATGCCCGGTCACTTTGTTACAATCTGGATCATTCTTAAATGCCCAATCCATAATATAAAAATCGTGTAGGCTAAAAATGCTAGGATCATTTACAACTGCTTGTACCTGCTCAAGTTGTTCTATTGCAGGAAAACAATTTATTGGAATTTCGCAGTTTTTTGCTGCTGAAAAGAAGAAGTATGTGCGATTGTTATTTTTTAAAAATTGTGATAACAAATAGACTTGGGTATAAAAATCCATTAGTTGTTTGTGAACAAACAGATCTTCGTTAACTAAACATTTTTGTTCCAAGGTAGCTTCCCCTTGGTTTAACAACCAATCTAACGTGGCAAAATTTAGATTATCATAACATCGATTTAACACACTGGGCTTGCTTCCATAGTACCAAACTTCTATGCGACGAATAAATGACCAACCCACAATCACCAATGGATTAACAAATTGATCAGTTGTTTTAATAACTTGTTCTATCGTGCTCCTAGTAATTCGATCATTTGATGATCCCGCTGCCGAAATATTAACTACAGGAATATTAAATGCATCTTTTAAATAATCACTGTATACTCGATGCTTGCCATTACGAGCCGAATAACTATCACCGTTGACAATAATAGCATCATACGGTGTCATGATACTTCTGTTCTTCCGCCGCCAATGTCTCTAGAGTTTACATACTGATTGCTGTATTTGTTTATGGCTTGTTCTTGTTCCCAGGTCTCCATTACCACGTGGCGGCAAATATTTTGGAACCAACGATCCACAATCATAGAATCTGTATCATCGGGTTTCATCATGTAACCGGCCTTGACTAGCCTTGACACAAAAATGTCGTTCCAGTCTAGTTCAAATGCCCCTTGATGCAAGTTGTTGGGATCTACATCCATCCTTATTACGCTCACATAAGGCTCGTTGATTTCAGTAGCCAGTTCCTTTTCAGTTTTCTCTGGTGCCCGGGGTTTGGGTTCAGCCCGGACTTTTACCGGCTCGGGCTTTTTGCGAAATCGATCAAATATCCCCATTAGGTTCCCCATTCGTTTTTAAAGAGTGGCACTTGTAGTCGATCGCTGTACCGCCAACCTTTTCGCATGGCCATTTCTGCCACTGCACGATTGTTAAGGGCGTACACCCGCTCAACGCCACCAACAGGCATGACATACACAGGGCCTGTAAAACCTGCCGCCCTATACGCACCCACTGCACATTCTGCATCTGCTAGATCCTGTTCTGTTGCTACCACCAGTTTCAAGTAAGTATAACCAACTTGTTCGTATTCACATACTACTTCTGGAAGGATTGCTTCCTCCCACTTTTCACCTGAACCGGGAAGTTTAGCACTGACACTGAATGTAATTTCACGTTGTGCTCTCCACCTCTGCAGATATTCTTTGAATTCAGGTGTAAGACGTTGAGTGCCATTGGTTTCAAATGTAATTTCTTTTAGTCTGTGCATACTGTCATGATCCAACAAGTCTGGATAAGCACGTTGCCAACCCAGCAATGGTTCACCACCTGTGATCACAAGATGCTCATCTTCCCAACGACGATGTGGCAGTATCTCCATGATGCGACTCACAATTCCATTACTATCCATCATGGGACTTAGATCTTTAAAGTCTGGATGCCATGACGCATAACTATCGCAACCTGTACTCACCAGCGGAAGTTCTTCGTACTTTTCAAAGGCTCGGATCATGGTATGTGTGGCTGCAAGATCAGTTGCCTCGTGGCTCATCTCACCACGTGGCATGCCAAATCCTGCACATTTAAAGTTGCAACCAAATGTTCTCAAGAACACTGACGGCACACCCATGTATCGACCTTCACCTTGGATCGAATAAAACAATTCTGCTATTTTAATTTTAGACATCTACATCCTTTGTTGTGTACTTGTGTATTATACATGAAACTGTAGGTGTTTTGCAAGTGGCAAGTTAGCCAATTGATTTTTGCACACCCGATTCAAAACTCATGGGAGTGTAGTCTGGCATGATGCTTCTTAGTTTAGAGATATCTGGTCTGCGACTGGCTGTGCTACCGGGTTTGCCGGGTGTGATCGACCATACAGGATTATCGTGCCCTAGTGCTGACGCAATAATTTGAGCCGCGTCCATAATGGTAATTTCTCTATCGTTACCAATGTTGATCAGTTCGCGAGTTTGAGTTTGGGCACAGTATATGCTTGCTCTAATAGCATCTTCTACATGACAGAAACTTCTGGTCTCATTGGCACCAAAGCATTCAAACTTGCCGAGTTTGATCTTGGCAATTTGATCAGCCAAGAAGTGTCCGGGCTTGCTGTTCTCACCGTACACGTTGAAGTAACGCAACATCACATAGGGCAATTTGCTGTTGGCCAAGTAGTTTTCACTGCACACCTTGGCCAGTCTATAACTCCAGCGAGCATTGTGAATGTCCTGAATAGTGATGTCTGAGTGTTCGGGCACTGGGCTAACAGGATCATCACTAACAATTTCGCTACTGCTGGCATACACAATGTTTTTGAGATTTTGGATTTCACTAGCATACTCAAACATATTTAGATCACAAACAAAATTGTTTGTCAACACCTGGTTAGGTCGTTCGTAAAAATTCTTGGTACCATTGATAGCACCATAGTGATAAATGTAATCAAAGTCTCGTGGCAGTTGAGCAATTGCAGTTTGGTCATTTAGATCAATTGATAGAAACTGATCACATGGAGGAATAGTTGAACTACGGCTGTGATTGTCAACGGCCCAAACTTCATTGCTTGCGACTGTTTTTAATTGTCTACAGATTTCAGTGCCCAGCAGACCACTGGCGCCAGTTACTAATATTTTCATTTGCTTACTTTCTTGTTGTCATCAATTACACTTTGAATCAGTGTGTAAGGCAGATCAAGATTCTTGATCAAATTGTTCCATGCACTGGTGTCTTTTGGCAAACAATGCCCGCCGTAGCCACGCATGTTTTCATTGGCCATCAAGTAGTGTGGATTGATAGATTCTCTGCGAGTGATTGCATCATACACATTTTTATAATCAGCCCCTAATTTTTTACACACATCATAGGTAATATTAGCAAACGTCACACTCATGGCATGGTGTACATTGTTAAAGTACTTGACTACTTCTGCTTCTGTTGGACTCACACAAGCCACAGTCTTTGGGAAGTGCCCGTGGATTTTTTTGATCAATTCAAAGTCTTCCTCACGATCACTACCAATAATCAGTAGATCGTGATTGTACACAAAGTCTGCCAGCGCAGTCTTGGCCCGTAAAAATTCAGGCACACTACAGATTTTTAAATTGGGGTATTCAGCACTCAACCGCTTGCTGGTACCAGGTACCACTGTGCTTTTGATTGCAACTAGGCCTGTGTACTGATGCTGACTTAGTTGTTGCACTGTGGCTTCCACAATACTGGTATCACAGTCGCCGTTGTCTGCTTGATTGGTCGGTACACTAAGAAATACGCATTCAGCATCCAGCACATCAGCCAACCGGCTGCCCTCATACGCAGGATCATAAAAGCACATGTTGTGCCCAAGATATTCCAAGCCTTCATACACGGCTTTGCCTACTGTGCCTTTTCCAATAATTCCTATTTTCATATCTCATCCTTAAAAGTCATATCTACACACGCACTGGGCAAATCAGATTCCGCCAGTTTAAAAATTTCATCAGCCACTTGATCTGGTTCCAGGTAATCCAAGGCAGGATCAAATGATTTGCCCGCACTGGCCATCCGGGTGCGTGTTCGCACAGGATTGACCAAATCGACCACAATCTCAGAATCACCAAAGTAATCTCTTGCAGATTCCCACAAGTTGTACAAGGCTGCCTTGCTGGCGCTGTACAACGGATACTGTTGTCGCCCACCAGTGTAACTACTACTGCCAACCATGATCACTCGGGTAGTCTTACTTAGGCCTTTGAGTGCCATGTAGTAACTTATGACAGACCAGTTACTGCCAAAGTTCACATTCATGGTGGTGTGATGCGTGTTGACATATCCGTTGACAAATACCCCAGCACTGTTGACCACCACATCTGGCTGTGCTTGATTCAATAACTTGGCAACATCCGAGTGACTATTGGCGCTTTCAAAATCCAAATAATCGCGACTGACCGTAATCACACGATAGTCTTGATCAGCAAACCGTTTGGCAGTAGCACCACCGATGCCGCCGCTTGCCCCAAAAATCACCACAGTTTTTGTCATTGAGTAATATCGTCCACTCGGTAGGTGTCAGACTCGTAGTCTTCGCCGCCACGTGGGCCTTCAGCAAACGCAATGAACGTGCAACCATCCTGGCCAGACTTCATGGCATGGATTTCGTACGGCTCGCTAATGATAATGTCCCCTGCCACAGCAACAAAGGCATGTGCTGGCTTTTCGCTGTCAATGGCCTTGCTGTAATAGTTCAGTGTGCCTGACACTACGTAGGTATACTGTGTAGTAAATTTATGATAGTGATTGCCACGCACCGCTCCGGGCTGATTGGTAATAATACAGCCATGGTTCATGTTGGCTTTGTAAAATATATCAGTGATGGTGCCGCGATCGTCTGCAAATGCGCCAAGTCCTTCTTGACCGTGTTCGCTGTAGATGTTGTATGTTTTCATTGTGAAATAAATCTTGTGTTGGGGTTGATATTCAATATTGCTTGACGCAA